TGAAGCCAACTTTACTGCCTCGTATCGTTCGTCTGCGGTGTATCTAATAGCCATTTTAGTCCATCTCCTTTAGAACATATTATCATGTTCCTTGAGTTTTGGACTGCACTAAAATCTTATCACTCCAATAGGCAATGTGACCAGGGAGATGAAACGTAAAAAGAAAATAGTATTCATCTGCAGTCCTTATGCAGGAGATATTCAAGGGAATACTATTAGAGCGAGAAGATATGGCAGGTTCGCTGTTACTGAAGGTGCAGTACCAATAATTCCGCACCTGATGTTTCCTCAATTCCTAGATGATACTAATTCAGATGAGAGAGAACTTGGAATAAATATGGGTCTGGTCTTAATGACCAAATGCCATGAAGTGTGGGTGTTTGGAAATAAGATATCCTCAGGAATGGAGACTGAAATAAAAAGAGCGAAGAACTATGACATGGTGATCAGGTACTTCACATCAGAATGCAAAGAAAAAAGAGGTGGTTCAAAATGAAATCCGGAACGTGCTTTGCAAATAAAAACGGTAAATGCAGTGTGCTGACAGAAAAGAAATGCAATGAGATAGTTTGCAGATTTTATAAGTCAAACAAGCAATTTCAAATTGATAAGGAGAGAACATATTCAAGGATGCTAGTTCTTGATCCGGAAACAAGGAAAAGTATCGTAGATAAATATTATAAAGGCAAGGCGATTTTGCTCAGGGAGGGAATCATATGAATGCAAAGGACTACTTATCGCAGGCGTTTTTGCTTGATAAAAGAATCGACAGCAAGCTCCTAAGGAAAGAGAGGCTTCAGAGCCAAGCGATGAAGGTTACAGCAAGCTACCAATTAGATAAGGTTTCTTCAACTCATGTAAGAAGCCAAATGGAGAATTCAACGGTAAAGATTATTGATCTTGAGAATGAGATTAACTCAGACATTGATAGACTCTTACAGATTAAAACTGAGTTATCCAGATTCATTTCTAGAGTTGAGGATCCTGCTCAGAAGTTGATTCTTGAGTTGAGATATTTAGATGGCCTATCCTGGGAAGACGTTTCAACAACACTTGGCTACAATCTCAGGTGGGTATTCAGGATTCACCGGAAGGCACTGAATGAGGCAGACAAATTAATGGTTCCTAATCTAAGACGTGAGGCAAGCTATTCATAAAAATACCGCAAATAAAGAAAACTGGCCAGTAAATGTCATTTAAAGCCACTATTGACATGTGATAATATGTATTTGTGGAAGAAGATAATTAAGCCTTGGGAGTAATCTCAGGGCTTTTACATTTGGGAGGACCAGCGTATGCCAAGGAAACCAAAGAAGCCCTGTAAGCATCCAGGCTGTCCGCTGCTTACTGCAAGTAAGTACTGTGACGTGCATGCTAGGCAGAACGCTTCAACAGTGCCAACTGCTGCAGACAAGGGCTACGGTGCTAGGTGGCGAAAGGTTAAGAAGAAGTTCCTGGAAGCCAACCCGCTGTGCGTCCGCTGCATTCAAGCAGGTAGCCTGACGAAAGCAACTGTTGTTGACCACGTCATACCTCATCGTGGTGATATGATCCTCTTTTGGGACGAAAGTAATTGGCAACCTTTATGTACGAAATGCCATAACAGAAAAACTAGGGTGGAAGATCAACATCCAGTGTATCGATACTGAAACACTGACATCATGGGTAGGGGCATCTAAATCCTTGGGGCCCAAGCTGTTATGAACGCGCATTCCCCACGCGTGAGATTTCGCAAAATTTCACAAGGGGGGTATCGCGAAATGTAGTCTAATCTATGCCTAAACCTTGTAGCCCAAAGGTATTTGATTAACGCATTTTGAGCAACAATTAACTTTAACGGATGAACACCATGAATGATTCTATTGAGTCCTTCGTGGTGTTTTTTCATGGCAATTAACTTTAGTGGGTGTAAGTATGACTAACGAGGTAAAGCTGAGGATTAGAGAGATGAGGACAAATGGCCTAGGATATAAGGCCATCAGTACTGCTTTGGGTATGAGTAGAAGTAACATCCGGAAACATTGTATAAGAGCTGGGTTGGATGGCGATCCATCAGTAGTATCGCTCAACTTTGAGTTAAAAAAGGAAGCTGCTTTGATTTGTAGAACCTGTGGTAAAAAGCTTAAACAAAAATCAAAGGGAAGAAAAAGAAGATACTGCTCAGATCAATGTAGATGGAGTTGGAGAAGAAATAAGACAAAAGTAAATGCGAGGTAGAATATGGAGTTTAAAAAGCTAAGGATAGACGAGCTAATACCAGCCAGCTACAATCCCAGAAAGAAGCTGAAGCCTGGTGACAGCGAGTTTGAGAAAATCAAGAATAGCATCAAGGAGTTTGGATATGTTGATCCTGTCATAGTCAACAAGGACAGGACTGTCATTGGCGGTCATCAGAGAATCTCAGTTCTCAAGACACTGGGATTTGAGGAAATCGATTGTGTGGTTATCGACATAGACAAAACCAAAGAGAAAGCACTGAATGTGGCCCTCAATAAGGTATCGGGATTCTGGGACGAGAACATGCTGGCAGACTTGTTGAAGGACCTTGAAGGTCTCGATTATGATCTGAAGTTCACTGGATTCGATCCTCCAGAGATTGATGAGCTGTTCACTAAGCTCCACGATAAGGACGTTAAGGATGACGATTACGATGTGACAAAGGCACTGGAAGAAGCTGCCTTCGTTAAGCCAGGTGAGATTTGGCAACTTGGCAGACATAGGATCATGTGTGGGGATGCTACCAAACCAGATGATGTAGCCAAGCTCATGGACGGAAAGACAGCAAACTTATTGGTCACGGACCCGCCTTATAATATATCTTACGAGGGATCCAATGGCTTGAAGATAGAAAATGACAGCATGCAGGATAAAGATTTCTATGAATTCCTGCTATCTGCATTTAAGAACATGGCTTCACATCTGGAACCTGGTGGATCCGCATATGTGTTTCATGCAGATACTGAGGGACTTAACTTCAGGAGGGCTTTCATCGAAGCTGGATTCCATCTCAGTGGTGTTTGCATATGGGCGAAGAATTCATTTACATTAGGCAGGTCACCATACCAGTGGGGACATGAACCGGTAATCTATGGGTGGACAAAGGGTGGCAAGCATCGCTGGTACAGCGATAGGTCACAGAGCACCATTTGGAATTATGATAAGCCAAAGAAGAACGACATCCATTGCACGATGAAGCCAATCCCTCTGCTCTGCTATCCTATAAAGAACAGCTCACAGGTAAACGGCATAGTCCTTGATACATTCTGTGGAAGCGGCAGTACCATAATAGCCTGCGAGCAGACAGACCGTGTAGGATACGGGATGGAGGTTGATCCAAAGTACGCCTCAGTAATAATCAAGCGATTTATAGAGACTGTGGGTTCTGATGATGAGGTGTTCCTCCTTCAGGATGGCAACAAAATAAAGTACAGCGAAGTAGTAATAGAGCTGTCTGAAAGTCATTGATTTAGCTTGATATAACCTGTGTTTAGAGTGATATATGTACTACCAAAAAACACAGGAGGGATTGAAATGGACAAGAAGGAAGTTATCAAGGCAGTTGAGGAGAAGATGGGTGTAAAGGCGAAGTACAAAGGTGCTCCAAGTTTCAGCTACGAAATCACAGATGGAAAGACAACCTATACCATCACAAGAACTGGAGAGGTCATCAATTCAGCAGGAGTTGAACAGTTACTTGAGAGCATACTCAATAGCGATTCCAACGAGGCTGAGATAACCTACACAGAGCGAGTGCTTATGGGGGAGAGCCAGGTAAAGCGGGATGGTGTGATTGAGGTAAGCCTTCATGGACACACCGGAGAAACGATTCGAAACCTTATCAACATGATCGCCAGCAAGCAAAGGCTTGTAGCCTTGTCGTTAGGCCTTGATTGGCGGCCTGTGGGGCCCGGTGTTGCGGAGGAGCTGGCAGAGGCAAAGGTAACGGACCTGAAGGAGCTTGAAGCGTCCCTGGAGCCTTTAAGGCCGCGACTGCAAGGGCTCAGAATCGACCTCGGCAGTCAGGTTCCGGTGGCATTCTTCGATACTGAGGGGATCAGCGAGGATAAGGTTAAGGTATTGAAGGAAGTCTTAAAGGCTGCAGCAAATCAGGCCAGGCAGCTGAAGTACGCATCTTACAAACCTTCACAGGATGACAATCCAAAGTATGCTTTGAGGGTGTGGCTTATAAGGTTAGGACTAAACGGAGATGAGCACAAGGAAACGAGAGCAGCCCTTCTAAAAAGCATTGAGGGTAACGGAGCTTTTAGAGGTATTGAACCAAAGATAGAGAAGTAGATTTTAAATCAAATGGAGCCTTCGGGCTCTTTTCTTATGGGAGGAGGTGATGACCATGGCAACGAGAGGAAGGAAACCTAAACCAACCGCAATAAAGGTCCTGGAAGGAAATCCAGGAAAGAGGACCCTAAACGAATATGAACCAAAGCCGGACAAGAAGATGCCCAAGTGTCCTGTATGGCTTGATGCTGAAGCCAAGAAGGAATGGAGAAGGACCGGAAAGCTCCTTGATACCATGGGAGTCCTCTCCGAAGTTGACATGGCAGCCTTTGCTGGATACTGTCAGGCTTATGCCAGGTGGAAAGAGGCGGAGGAGTTCATAACTAAACATGGAACCATAGTAAAGACTCCATCTGGGTATTGGCAGCAGGTACCGCAGGTATCCATTGCTCAGACTTACCTAAAGATAATGAATAGGTTCTGTGAGCAGTTTGGTTTGACACCTTCAGCAAGGAGCAGGATTGTAACTGACAAGCCGCTTGAGAGTGATGACCCAATGGAGCTCCTTCTTCTTAAGGGAGGTGCCGGAGAATGACATATCTGATTATTGAAAGAGAGTCCTACATAACAGGCTACACCAGAAACGGTGTTGCTTTTACTTTTGATAAGACAGACTATCATAAAGTCAAGAAACATAGCTGGCACCTGTCAAAGAAGGGATACATCTCAACAAAGAGAAAGGGTAAGATTGTGCCGCTTCATAAAGTGATTCTGAACTATCCTTCCGGGATGGAAGTGGACCATATCTCGAGGGATAGGATGGATAATAGAAGGTCAAATCTTAGGATATGTAACCACCAAGAGAACTGCTTCAATCAGAGTTTAAAGAGGACAAACACATCAGGCTACATTGGTGTGAGCAAGACCAAACGTGAGAATGCTTTCGAAGCATACATCCACTTCTGTGGTAGGAAGTATCATATTGGAACCTTTGATGATTCGAGGCTGGCAGCTAAGGTTAGGGACAATGCAGCATCAATGTTATTTGGTGAATATGCTTCACTCAATTTTCCAAAAGAATGCGGTGAGATAACTGGCTAATAAGAAAAGCGATCTGTTTGTCCCAACAAAGTTCATGCTGCCAACGTCAACCTACATGCCAGAGAGAGCAGATCACACAGTCAGGTTTATTGAGAACCTGAGACATACTAAAGGTGAATGGTACAATCAACCATTCAAGCTCCTCCCATGGCAGGAAACAATAATAAGGAACATCTTTGGGATCATCAAACCAAATGGCTTCAGGCAGATAACTACAGCTTATGTGGAAATTGCCAAGAAGCAAGGTAAAACTGAGCTTGGAGCTGCACTTGCCCTGTACATGCTCACTGCTGACGGTGAGAGAGGAGCCGAGATCTATAGCTGCGCTGCAGACAGAGCCCAGGCCAGTCTGATTTATAACGTGGCAGTGGGCATGATTTCATTAAGTCCTGCACTGAAGAAGAGGCTTAAGGTTGTAGCGTCCCAGAAGAGGATAGTGTATCCGGCTATGAACTCCTTCTACCAGGTGCTTTCAAGTGAGGCCTACTCGAAGCATGGTATCTCACCAACAGCGGTTTTATTCGATGAGACTCACGTTGCCAATAGGGAGATGATGAACGTCATGCTTCATGGAGCATCAGATGCAAGAAGACAGCCGGTGAACTTCCTGATCACAACTGCAGGTAATGACTTCAACAGCATAGGCTATGAACTCCACCAGAAAGCAGTAGACATCCTTGAAGGTAGGAAGGTGGATCCTACATTTTACCCAACAATATATGCTGCAGATGAAAATGACGACTGGACAAACCCTGAGGTGTGGAAGAAAGCAAATCCTAGTATGGGAATAACTGTCCAGGAGGATAAGATAAAGATTGCCTGTGAGAATGCCAGGCAGAACGCTGCAGAGGAGAACCTGTTCAAGCAGCTCAGACTTTGCATATGGGTTAAGCAGTCAGTTAGGTGGATGCAGATGCACCACTGGGATGAATGCGACTTTGCAGTAAATCCAGATGAGTTAGTTGGTCGAGAATGCTTTGCTGGATTGGACCTTTCAAGCTCCATCGACATCACTGCATTTGTTTTGGTGTTTCCACCAAGAACCGAAGAGGAAAAGTATATAATAATGCCTTACTTCTGGATCCCAGAAGACAACCTTCAGAACAGGGTTAGAAGGGACCATGTGCCCTATGACACATGGGAAATGCAGGGCTACATCAAAACCACAGATGGCAATGTAGTACACTACGGGTACATAGAGAACTTCATCGAGGAGCTTGGTACAAAGTACAACATCAAGGAAATAGCCTTCGACAGATGGGGAGCTGTGCAGATGGTCCAGAACCTTGAAGGAATGGGATTCACAGTAGTTCCATTCGGTCAAGGCTACAAGGACATGTCACCACCGACCAAGGAGCTCATGAAACTGACTCTCGAAAAGAAGATAGCCCATGGAAGTAATCCTGTGCTTCGCTGGATGATGGACAACATATACGTCAAGACGGATCCTGCCGGCAATATAAAGCCGGACAAGGAGAAGAGCACAGAGAAGATTGACGGAGCTGTTGCCTTAATCATGGCTCTTGATAGAGCCATCAGAAATGAGATTAGAGGAAGCGTCTATGATGATCGAGGCATTTTGGTTCTAAACTAATACAGAAACCTAAAGATTAACTTGCTATACATAGCTTTTAGAGTGATATATGTAATAACAAGATAATCAGGAGGGATTAATGTATGAAAAAAGGTGATTTCCTAATCACAAAGAACGGCAAGACAACCTGTAAGCTAATAGGTAAATGGGGCAGCGATTTAATTCTTGAGAACGTCAACGAAGAAGATGAAGATGTGATGATGTACAGCGAGACAGAGCTTGAGAGCCTAATCAAAGAAGGTACATTTAGAATGCTCCATCCAACAGGAATTAAGGTTGAGAACATCAAAGCGGTTGAACTGGTGAAAGGGCTAATCGAGATGGTTGAAGGTGACTTGGAGATTGTAGGCACGAGGGTAAATATCACTGCACAGAAGTATGCAAGCAACATTCTTGAGGAACTTAATAGTGCCCTGGAAGAGTTGGAGGAAGAAAGATGAAAGACAGGTTCTTCTCGCAGACACGATGCGACAGGTGCCACAAGGAACTTAAGGATGGAAGGATAATGTCAATGTTCAATACTGACTGCATATGCATGGAGTGCTGGCAGAAAGAGATAAAGGACGAGGACTACAAGAAAGCGGTTGAGGCCGAGAATGCGGAGATAAGGAAAGGCAACTTCAACTACGAAGGCATTAGGGGAGGCAAGAGGAATGGGTAAGGCAGTGTTCTTAAGGAAGGCAGTTGATGTTACAGACCTCAAATCTAGGGCCACAAAGCCCTCTGAAGGCAGCCAGTTTGTCATCGAGGAGATAGTGGAGCTTACGCAAGCTGAGTACGACAACTTCGCGAATAACCTTCTTGACGACTACTCATTCATCGAGCAGAACCTGCATGCTATGTATATTGACACCAATGGCGTCTATCACTGCTTATACATCAAGGCTGAGGGAGCCAAGGAAGGGGTGCTTTGTGAATCTGAAGGGCACTCATATTGCCGGTACGGAAGTTATTATACTGAGCCAGGACTATTAACGGACAAGATTAAGGAGCAGATTTTGGACATCAGGGATTCTGGTAAATACAATATGTTTGATATTTATGGTGTCCAGCGAGAGGCTTACAATAATGACTACTTCGACCTTGTGATGTTCATCGACGAACACAAGAAAGAATACCTTGAGTTCATACTATACGGAAAATAGAATCATCACCAAGGCACTTCGAAAGAGGTGCTTTTAGTTTGCACAGAATTAAGTTTGAGGAGGTACAGAATGCAGATACCTATACTTGGAAGACTATTCAGGTCAAGGGATAAGCCTGTTTCAAATACATACTTCGGAAGCAACTACAGCTTCTTCTTCGGAAGCACTAGCAGCGGAAAGACAGTGAATGAGCGGACAGCTATGCAGACTACAGCTGTGTACGCGTGTGTCAGGATACTGGCTGAGACAATAGCCAGCCTGCCGCTCCATGTATATGAGCATACTTCAAATGGTAAAGAGAAGGCCTTGGACCACAGACTTTATCGGATCCTTCATGATGAACCAAATCCTGAGATGACTTCGTTTGTGCTTAGAGAAACACTGATGAGTCATCTTTTGCTTTGGGGTAATGCTTACGCACAAATCATTAGAGACGGTAGAGGGAATGTGGTGTCACTTTATCCCCTGCTCCCAGATCGAATGGTAGTGGACAGAAACTCTAATGGAGATCTTATTTATGAATACCGAACCGAGCTCGGCTCCATAAAATTAAGAGATTATGACGTACTTCATATTCCTGGCCTTGGCTTTGATGGCCTTGTTGGGTGCTCGCCAATAGCAATGGCAAAGAATGCAGTGGGAATGGCCATAGCAACTGAAGAGTATGGAGCTACATTCTTTGCAAACGGTGCTAACCCAGGAGGAGTGCTTGAGCATCCGGGTGTGGTTAAGGATCCCAAGCGTGTGAGGGACAGCTGGAATGCAGTGTATCAGGGCAGCAGTAATGCCCATAGGGTGGCTGTTCTTGAGGAAGGAATGAAGTTCCAGAGCATTGGGATACCGCCTGAGCAAGCTCAGTTCCTGGAGACTAGAAAGTTCCAGACTGAGGAGATATGCAGGATATTCAGGGTGCCTCCACATCTTGTGGCATCGCTGGACAGAGCTACATTCTCGAATATCGAACACCAGTCGATAAGCTTCATAGACAATACAATAATCCCCTGGGTATCAAGGCTTGAGCAGTCAATGCAAAAGGCCTTGTTTTCATATGATGATAAAAAGAAGTACTTTGTTAAATTCAATCTGAACGGAAGGCTCCGAGGTGATGCATCTTCAAGGGCAAGCTTCTACCAGACAATGAGACAAAACGGAATCATGTCAGCCAATGACATAAGGGAGCTGGAGGAGATGAACCTGATCCCGGAGGAGCTTGGAGGCAACAAGTACATGGTCAATGCTGCAATGATCGATATGGCAAATGTGCCTCAACTAATGAAACCAGAAGCTGAAGGAGGTGAGAAAGAAAATGAAAAGGAAGTTTTGGAACTGGATGGAAGGAGACGAAAGTCGAACTCTATACCTTGAGGGAGCTATAGCTGACGAAACCTGGTACGGCGATGAGGTCACACCAAAGATGTTTAAATCAGAGCTCATGAGCGGGAGTGGTGACCTAACCGTATGGATCAACTCACCAGGTGGCGATGTCTTTGCGGCTAGTCAGATCTACAACATGCTGAAGGAGTATCCAGGAAATGTGACTGTGAAAATAGACGGCCTTGCTGCAAGCGCAGCCTCAGTAATCGCAATGTCTGGATCAAAGGTTCTAATGTCCCCTGTTTCAATGCTTATGGCGCACAATCCAATGACCATGGCTTTTGGTGATGCTGGTGAAATGGAGAAAGCTATAGCAATGCTGGGTGAGGTTAAGGAAAGCATAATAAATGCCTACGAGTTGAAGACAGGTCTATCAAGAACTAAGATATCTCACTTCATGGATGCTGAAACCTGGTTCAATGCAAAAAAGGCTGTAGAGTTGGGGTTTGCTGATGAAATTATGTATGAAAAAGATAGCCAAGAGTCACATGCCATAGAAGGCGCTGTCTACAGCAAGATGACTGTACTTAACTCCTTGAAGGAGAAGTTTCCTGAGAAGGAAAAGGAAAAGAAAACTGCAATCGGTGAACTCGATAAGAGACTGAGTCTCTTGAAATATTAGGAGGATTTGTATGAATAAGATACTGGAATTAAGAGAGAAAAGAGCAAAAGCATGGGATGCTGCTAAGGCATTTCTTGATGCAAAGAGAGGAAATGATGGACTGATCTCTGCAGAAGACACAGCAACCTACGATAAGATGGAAGCTGACGTTGTGAACCTTGGAAAGGAGATTGATAGACTTGAAAGGCAGCAGGCACTTGACCTTGAGCTTTCTAAGGCGGTCAATACCCCCATAACCATGAATCCAAATGGCGGCATGGAGATGAAAACCGGTAGAGCAACTGATGAGTACAAAGCAGCCTTCTGGAAGGCTCTAAGGAATAAGAACAGCTTCGATGTCCAGAATGCGCTGCAGATAGGCACTGACAGTGAAGGTGGATATTTAGCACCTGACGAGTTTGAAAAGGTCCTTATACAGGCCCTTGAGGAGGAGAACTTGTTCAGAAGCTTGGCGAAGATAATATCAACATCCTCAGGTGACAGGAAGATACCTGTGGTCGCAACTAAAGGCACTGCGTCCTGGGTTGATGAGGAAGCACCGATCCCTGAATCCGATGATTCATTCGGGCTTGTTTCAATAGGAGCCTATAAGCTGGCGACTATGATCAAGGTTTCGGAAGAACTCCTAAACGACAGCGTGTTTAACCTGGAGAGCTATATAGCCAAGGAATTTGCCAGGAGAATAGGAGCTAAGGAAGAGGAAGCCTTCTTCATTGGAGATGGTACCGGTAAGCCTACAGGGATATTCAATGCAACAGGTGGAGCAACTCTTGGAGTAACTGCAGCTTCAGCTACAGCCATTACTGTGGACGAGGTTATGGATCTTTTTTACAGTTTGAAGTCACCGTACAGGAAGAACGCCACCTTCGTTATGAACGATGCGACGGTAAAAGCAATAAGGAAGCTGAAGGATGGAAGTGGTCAGTACATCTGGACACCATCAATAACTGCTGGGACACCGGACACCATACTCAACAGGCCAGTTAAGACTTCAGCCTATGTGCCCACAATAGCATCAACTGCAAAAAGCATAGCTTTTGGTGACTTTGGATACTACTGGGTTGCAGACAGGCAGGGTAGATCCTTCCAGAGGCTGAATGAGCTCTACGCTGCAACAGGTCAGGTAGGGTTCAAGGCTACACAGAGGGTAGATGGAAAGCTCATACTACCAGAGGCTATTAAGGTCCTCCAGCAGAAAGTGTAGGTGAATGAATATGAGTAACGTTAAGAACTATTCCGAGCAGGGTGGAGAGAAGACAGTAATAGGAGGAGAACTTGACATCGTAACTGGTGGGAAGCTCTCTTTCTCTGGAAGTGAAATGAAGCCTGCAACATTGCAGGCTGACAGCGTAGCTTCCACAGTAGCAGCAGTAGTTGTAGACCTTAATACGCTGATCGCAAAACTTAAGGCTGCAGGTCTCATGAAGACTTCATAGTATAGGGAGGTGAGTGTGTTGGTTACTGTCGAAGAAGCAAAACTTTATTTGAAAGTAGACGGGGATGAGGACAATGCACTCATCTCCTCTTTTATTAGTACCAGTGAGGAACTGTGTGAGAACATATTGAGATTCTCATTATCTGAATTTGTTACAACTCCTGAATCTGTGAGACAGGCAGATCTTTACTGCATAGCAAATCTTTATGAGAAAAGAGAAGACTTGAATATGAAGGAAGTCATTGGAGTCATGATTGGACTTCTTTCACCATACCGGAAAGACGGGTGGTAGGTATGACAATTGGCGAAATGAGACATCGCATTACGATTCAGAGAATAGCAATAACAACAAATGAGAATGGGTACGAGGTTGAAAGCCCTGAAGTAGTAAACGAAGTGTGGGCAAAGGTTTCTAACCTGCATGGAAGCGAGTTCTTTGCGGCTAAGGCAGTCCAGTCAGCGAATACTGTAAAGTTTACAATAAGATACATTAGTGGTCTGGACCAGTCAATGCAGATCATTTTCCAGGATAAGGGCTACAACATAACCTCCATTGATAATATCAAGTACCGAAATGAGTATATTGAGATACGAGCCAAGGAGGTGGACTCTATTGGCTAGAATTAATCTTGAGGGAATGCAGGAGCTAATTGATAAGGTGAATAAGCTTGGCGATAAGGGTGAGGCCATTAAGAAAAATGTTTTAAGTAAGGCAGGCGACATGGTTAAGAAAAGCATGGAAGAGAAAGCACCCAGATCCAAGGACACTAAAAAGCACATGGCTGACCATATCAAGGTATCAAAGAAAGAGAAGGTTGATGGAATTGATTTTGTGAATATCGGTCCTACTAAGGATGATGCATCAGAGTTCTATTACTCTAAGTTTACAGAGTACGGTACATCAAAGATACCTGCCCAGCATTGGGCTGAGAAGTCACTTAAAGAAAACCAAAGAGATATCAACACTGTGATAAAAGAGGAATTGGAAAGGGGGCTTAAGGAATTTGAATAAGAAGATATTAGAAACATTGACTCCACTTGGGCTCCCAGTAAAATTCCAGAAGCATTCAGGAGCAGCGAGTCAATACATAACATTCCATGAATACTACCAAACTGGGGAAGCTTATGACGATGACGAGGAAAGCCTGACGGGTAGATATTTCCAGGTTGATATATGGTCAAAGACAGATTACGAAGTCATTGTAATTCAAGTAAAGAATCAGATGAAGAATGCTGGATTCACTCGAATAGATGAAGCTGATCTCTTTGAACCGGACACAGGGATTTACCACAAGGCGTTGAGGTACTACTACATAGAAGAAAGAGAGGGATAAAATGCCTAGACAGATTGGACTTAAAGACATTCACATAGCAACTATAACAAAGGACGATGACACTGGAGCCACTTACGGAACACCTGAAAAGCTCGAGAGAGCAGTAAGTGCAAAGATATCACCTAAGGTAAACTCAGAGAATATATACTCTGACGATATTGTCGAAGATGTCATTTCAGCTTTCGACAGTGTTGAGGTTGAAATTGAACTGAACCAGCTTTCATTGACTAGCAGGGCCACACTACAGGGTGCAAAGGTGGTAAAGGGAGTGCTAATTGAAAGTAAGGATGACCTACCACCAACTATTGCCATGGGTTTCAAATCCAAGAAAGCAAATGGAAAGTACAGGTTCGTGTGGCTTCTGAAGGGAAAGTTCGAGCTGACATCTGACGAATTTGATACTGAAGCAGGAAAGCCTGCACCAAAAAGCTCCAAGCTTAAAGGCATATTCTTTGCTAGGGATTTCGATGGAAACTACAGGTTCATAGCAGATGAGGACGAAGTAGGAGCGGATTTACCAATAATCTCTGGATGGTTTACAGGAGTTCCTGCAGAGCCAACTCCGATTTAGCTTAAACATATGTCATACAATAGGTCTAATATTCAAAAAGTTCATATATTCAGATAATGTTAATATTCAATGTGATATAATGAATATGTACACAAGTTTTGTTTTCAAAATCGTTGAAAATATAACTTATAAGTTGTATAATATTATAAGTGGGTAGGATTATTACCTATGGAGCATGGAATTATAAAATTTCAAAAAATTGAATATCCAGAAGCGAATAAATCTAATTATGTATTTGTGTATAGTCTTTTCAACGATGAACTAAGAGAATTATTAGAGAAGAGTGGTTATGTTGCTAAGTTTTCTACTGAATACGCGAAAGCGATTCGTTTTCTAGAACATTTGAAAACTAATTGTATTCATGCTTCAAAGATATTTGAAAAACTTAAGAGTGCTAATGGATTATATTCGATGAAACTGAAAGGTGAGAAGAATATCCGAATTCTCTTTGTTTTTAAATCCACTGATACTCGAGATATTGCAATCCTGTTGACTTGTTTCCAAGAAAAGGATAAAGAAGATTATCGAGCTGCAATTAAGTTAGCAAATGATAGAGTCGAGGAAATAGACAAGGGTACTGCAAGGAGGAAATAACATGATTAACAAGGAATTATTAGTTGAAGCAAATAGCTTCTTTGATAAGGAGGATGATGTATTTAGAAGAGAAATCGAAGTTGAGTTATTACTAGTTGATATTGCAAGTGAATTTATAAAATATAGAGTTGCAAAAGATATTTCACAGAAGGAACTTGCTAAGATACTAGGAATTACTCAAGCAATGGTTTCAAAGCTTGAAAGTGGAGATTATAATCCAACTATTAAATTTCTTTTTGAGATATGCCAAAAGTTAGATTGGGATTTTAATGTCAATATTAACTCACATACTGAAAAATCAGGGTATAATTACATGACTCAAACTAATGAATTTGACTCATATGCATATAATTGTATAGGATTAGCATCATGAGTGAATTTATATCGCCATTTAGGATTGACCGAAACAGTGTAACAAGCTTTACTTTATCTCAGAAAGAGCTACTTGTTCCTATTAGCTCCGTAAATGTGAGCATTGGGGCAGATTACAAGATTTCTAAAATAAAGTCGGTTGATGAGAGCCATTCTGCTCAAGTAGATTTGAAGTTGCGAGTAGATGGAAAGCATGATAATAAGTCTGTGTTCTCAATAAAGATGACTATGACGGGTTATTTTAGTGTTGATGCAAAAGAGCTAGATACTGAAAAGTTCACTAGAATGCTTGAAATTAACGGCCTTACCACACTAATGCAGCTAAGTAGAGCGTACATTACTACAGTAACTGCATTGTCTGGATTTGGTAGACCAATTAACTTCCCAATGGTTAATGTATTAAAGTTAGTGGAAATGAAGAAAAATAGCCAGCTAAGAGACGAAGCCTTAGAAGATAAAAAATAAAAAATAAAATATAACGATAATAAAAGATCATTTTCGGATGATCTTTTTATTTTGAGGGGTTACTATGAAGGGAAATAATATAAAGGACAAAGGTATCAAGTTTACACTTGGAGAGAAAGAGTATGAATTGAAGTTCAACCTAAATACATTCTGTGAGCTGGAAGAGATTTATGGTGACTTAAACAAGGCCTTCGATGATCTCCAACGGATGAAGATAAGGGCAGTGAGGGCCCTGGTGTATTCAGCAGTAAAGGTCGAGGATGATTCGGCAACATTGAAAGTCATTGGTTCACTTCTTGGCTTAGATGATCTTGAAAGGCTCGGAACGGTGATCAATAAAGCATTAAGTATAGCAATGCCTGAGGTTGAAGAAACCTCGGGGGAAGTGACAGCCACTCAGGTTCCATAGATTGGGATTGGGAGTGGCTGTTCTATTTGGGGACTGTGATCCTCAAGATGACTGAAGAGCAGTTCTGGAATTCAACTCCAAGAAAGCTTCATGGTATGTTTAGAATCCATAAAGCGGTTAATGGCATTGATGACGATAGAGTTGACACGATAGACAACATTCCATTGTAAGGGAGGTGGTAAATTTGGCTGGAGGAAGTAGTACAGTAGTAGCAAGAATCGGTCTTGATGATACAGGGTTCCAGGAAGGAGTCAATAAGATACAGAGAAGCTTGAAGCTTGTGCAGAGCGAATTTACCGCAGCCAGTGCAAAACTTGGAGACTTTGGAAAGTCAGCGGAAGGATTGAAGCTAAAGGCAGACAGCCTTAATCAACAGATTGAGATACAGAAGGGTAAAGTCGAAGCTCTCTCCAAGAGTTACCAAGAGAGTGTGGAGAAGAAAGGTGAAGACTCCAAGGCGTCTGAGAACCTAAAGATAAAGCTAAACTATGCAAATGCAGAGCTTAGCAAGATGCAGCAGGAGCTGAAAGATACATCTGAGGAGCTAAAGAAGAAAACATCTGTCTGGAACACTTTGTCTGAAGCCTTGGATAAGGCCGGCGACAAGATGAAAGCAGTTGGAGAGAAGATGCAGTCTGTGGGGAAAAACCTATCAACAGCTGTGTCACTTCCAATCCTAGGAATAGGAACAGCTGCAACTAAGATGGCTATGGATGCGATTGAATCAGAGAACCTATTCGAAGTATCTATGGGTGGACTTGCTGGTGAAGCTAGAGGGTGGTCTGAAGAGATGTCAAAAGCCCTTGGCCTTAACGCATACAACGTGAGGAGCAATGTTGCAACATACAATTCTATGCTTTCGTCCATGGGATTGGCTTCAGATGAGTCACTAAATATGTCTGAAGGACTAACAACACTAGCTTATGACATGGCTTCATTTTATAACCTTAATCCGGATGAAGCATTCAATAAACTTCGAGCTGGTATAACTGGAGAGGCTGAACCGCTTAAAGCTCTTGGAATACTAGTTACTGACAATACAATGAAGACGTATGCCTACACCCATGGAATAGCCGAGCAAGGTGCTGAGCTTACTGAAGCTCAAAAGGTACAGGCCAGGTATGGTGTGATCCTTGATTCAACAAAGAATGCCCAGGGAGACCTGGCGAGGACCATGGACAGCCCGACCAATAAGATAAGGGCGATGAAAGAACAGGCGGAGCAGATAGGAATTCAATTCGGTCAGATCCTTATCCCAATCCTTGAAAGCCTGATCGGAGTAGTTAAGCCACTGATGGATAGCTTCCAGGGACTAACTAAAGAGCAACAGGAAACCATTGTGAAGGTTGCTCTTGTGGCTGCGGCTGTGGGGCCTGTGATCCTTGTCATAGGCAAGGTCGTATCAATAGTGGGTGCCGCTGTGTCGGCCTTTAGTGCGGTTTCAGGGGCAATTTCAGCAGCGGGCGGAGTTCTAGCAATTGTAACCGGACCTATAGGAATAGCAGTTGCTGCAATCGGCGGTCTCATAGCTATAGGAGTGCTTCTATATCAGAATTGGGACACTGTAAAGGCAACTGGAATTAGTGTGTGGAATGGAGTTACAAGTACTGTATCAAGCTCGATTAACAAGGCAAGAGACGCTGTGAAATCAGCAATTGACGCCATAGTCGGTTTCTTCAAGAATTTAAAGCTGCCTGAATTCAAGCTGCCTCAGATCAAGCTCCCACACTTTGAGATAGAAGGGAAATTCAGTCTTGCACCACCACAAGTACCAACCTTTGGGATCAAGTGGTACAGAGAAGGTGGACTTATGCTGGATCCTACAATATTCGGATTCGATGGGACATCATTCCTCGCTGGAGGAGAATCAGGCACCGGTGGTGAGGCTATACTGCCACTAAATCGAATTGTGCCTATTATGGCAGATGCGATGAGGTCACTAAGTATGGGTAAAGGGGACGAGTTCAGGGAGATGATCTATTTACTTCGACAGATAGCTGAGAAGAAAGTTGATGTGTACCTTGATGGAAGGAAGCTTACAAGTGGACTATATAACTATTTTGATGAGTTGATGACAAGAAGTTTGGCAGATGAGAGGCTATCGAGAGGAGGAGCATACTGATGGGATCATACTTTGAATTCAAAGGACAAGATTCAAGAGACTATTCCATTGTTGTGAATACCCTCCCTCCACTTCAGGAAGCAAAGGAAGATGGGGAATTTCTTAAGGTTCCTGGTAGGGATGGATTTTTATTCCAATCCTTCGGGAGCCTTTCGCCTATTGAGAAAGAACTTGAAATCACTTTGAAGGACCTTAGCATGTTGAACGAAATCAAGACCTGGCTAAGGGGTGAAGGAAATCTAATTCTATCAAGTGAACCGGATGTGTTTTACAAGGCGAGGTTAAGTGGACCAATTGACTTCAAGAAGCTCATATACCTAAGAACAGCAAAGTTAAAGTTCGCATGCCAGCCTTATGGGTATCTTGAGAGTGGATTGATGCTCCAGACTATCACAGTCCAGGGGGATTTTGTGAATCCTGGTACTGCTGCTTCAAGGCCATTAATCACAATATATGGTTCGGGAAGCATTACGCTGAAAGTGAATTCTAAGAATGTGATCCTAACAAATGTTGCGGACTACGTTACTCTGAACAGCGAAACCGAGGAATCATATAAGGACCTTCTCGGAAAGAATAATGACATGCAGGGAGAGTTTCCAATACTCAATCCTGGCACAAATTCAATTTCATGGACAGGAACTGTGACAAAGCTTGAGATAGTGCCTAACTGGCGAAATCTGTAGGAGGTGGAGGTTTGATCAGGCTATTTGAAAAAGATGCAACAACCTTCACATCCAACGGAATTACATTACTGAATAACCTTATTAAGGCTACCACTAAAGAAGTCCTAAACGGTCTTTACAGTGCTGAATTTGAAGCTATATACGATACTACTGGGAAATGGAAGGAAATCATAGAGGGTCGGATAATCCATGCTGATGGCCAACCCTTCAGGATACATAGGACTAGAAAAGGAATGGCTAGCCTCTACGTGTATACGCGTCACGTGTTTTGGGACCTTATCTATAATGAGGTCAGAGACATTAGACCAACTAATAAAGGAGCTCAAGCTGCCCTGGAAGATGTTCTTGGGGCAGCTAATTATTTGCATCCATTTACGGCTTTCTCGGATATTTCAACACCAGCGACTCAGTACTTCATCAATAGGAATATTGCTGACTGCATCATGGGCAACGACAGTA